AGCTGTAAATAGTTTATATGCATTGTCTCCAGCAACTTCACTACCAGTTACGGTTAAAAATGATGCAGACATATCTAATGTATCGGCATTCAATACTACGATTCCAAGTCTACGATACATGATACCATATACATGTGGGGCCGAAGAATTATACACTCCAGTTTCAATAGATCCTGAAACCATTTGATATGTTTCACCAGCTTGAGTAACAGTTGCACTATTCAAAGTACTATCATCAATCAATCGAATTACTTTACCAGTTCCAGATACTTTAACATTTGAACCAGTGTGTGCGTTTTGTAATCCACCACCTGCTTGAAACTTAGATCCAGATAATTCTGCCAAATTAATTTCAATATTTCCCTCATCGATATAATCGCGCATTCTCGCACGATTTACATTGACAACATATATGTGCTCAGTTGTTCTACCATCAATCGTAAATCTCTGGGTATCATCGTCTAAACATAATCTACGATATTGACCATAAACTGCTTTAGTTGGCGTATCACTTACTTGACCACCCTCATCCGCAGATCCAGATCCATTTTTATGACCATATTGGACTGAGAATTGACCATCCGCACCACACGTGCCAGAAGATGAATTATATATTTCATAATAATATCGTTTATTTGAAGTTGTTTGACCAGATGATGTGTGAAATGTAGTTAAATTTCCAACATTACCAGACCATAATGCCCTAGTAATGATCTCTTGTTGATTTGGTACAATGTCACCATTTTCGAAACGTGAAAATATTTTACCAGATCCGAAGTTTGCTGGAGGTGGAGGTGGTGGAGGCATCTCATTGCCGCCGCCACTTGGTGGTGGATCGTATATTCTAGGTCCACCTAAGACTGGTGGTGGATCTGGATTAAATGGTGGAGTATAAGTCGTGTTACCGCCGCCATTTGCTGGGGTCAATTGATTTACTACTCCAGTATCCTGTACTACGAATTTGTTTCCACGAACATCTTGGTACCCATTGACCGAAACCCCGGGCAATACTTGTATATTAGTCGGTTGACCAAGATTGATCATTTGTGGAGATCCAGCCACTGGCGTTAAATTGTAGCCCGATTCCTTTAATTTATCTATTTGGGATTGATCTAACCTTCCAGTTGTTCCCGCATTAGATAAATTGGGTGCTCCATACCCATCGTTCATATTCATAAATGCCATGTGTTGTCTCTTTTATTTGTTTATTTTGTATTATATTTCTACCTCACATTTAGGTTGGTAAAGATATTGGTGCGGTTCCAGTTAATGGTATATTCGGAGTTGTTGCAGTCGTTACTTTTTGTACAGTAACATTCACTACTACTCGACCACCTGTTTCAATTCCAGTTATTACTAATGTTGTAGATCTTGAAGCTAATTGTAATAAATTAGCCGTTAATACTACTGATTGACCTGAAACTGTAATTGCTTGACCTAGTTCAGAATCCGACATTGGTGCTGGTCTTGAAGTTAAATCTCCAATAAATTTTTGTGATTTTGAACGCTCATCGACATACATTGTGCATATATCTGAATCTGCTAAAGTGAAGGTGTATCCAAAAGTACTATTACCCTCGGTATAATTTATGGTTTGTGGATTTATAGTAATTTGTTGTCCCGGTCTCAATGTCACCGATGTTCGTGGCACGCTGATCACTGGAATTCTAATTGTCTTGCGTGGTAATGTAACCAAGAATGATTTCATATTCTGAGTTTCATCGGGTACTGCTTCAGTAATTGGCATGTTCTCGATAACTATTCCATAGTATGCTGTACCCAATGGATGATCTGAATTCCAGTTGTCATAAGAAACTTCAGTATCACTTAATGCATAAAATTCTATTCCTAAATTACCAGATTTTGCAAGCTCTGATCGACCTTTATTGGTTAGTATCGCATCTATACTAACTGACGTATTATTTAATATACCCATATTATTATTTTTCCCGTTGTAATTCTGTTATATATAGTGATTTCCACGCAATTATCGACGAATGGTGACTTATCCAATTTCGTCAATTCTACGCTTCAATTCTAATTTCACATCTTTAGCTGCTTTACCAGTCCATCCACCAATACATGATAATGCTTCTTTTGCTATTTCAACTGCTGGACGATTTTCATATGTTGATGTTAAATCAGTTATTCTAGTAAGGGCAACTATTGTCGGTTTGTCTTCTTCCTTCAAATCCGTATATCGATGCTTAATTAATAAACCCAAATCACCAACAGTAACAGTTGTTAGATTTTTCTCAGGCTTAGTATATTGTACTTCTTCGATATCATCCATTATTTCAGGTTTACCAACTGTTGATGGTGTTGCAGCTGATTCATGTAACTGCTGACGTACCATTTTTCTTAATTCTTTTATTGTTATTTTCATTATGTTCCTAGTTTCATATATATAGTATTTTTTTCTGACCGCCCTTGTTAACTGATGCTTTCAATACACCAGAAATCAGAACATGCATCAGATGCGATGAAACTATATGGCATTTGAAAATATCCACCTTTACCCCAATCTGTTCCCCATGAATTTTGAATAGTAAATGTTTGGGTTAAATCGGAATACGCGCAAAGTGTGATCGCGTGTCCTCCAATTATTCGTTCATTTGATTTTGGAAGTGGCATTATTCCAGTTGTATTAGCCCAATTACCACTTACAAATGATTCATATACATCAAATCCAAAACTTATACATGCTCCAGATATCAATGTACGTTTCAAAGCATCAATTGTTTGCGGAACCGCCGCATATCTAACAGTTGTATGAGTAAGACCATTTTTATATGCAGATTTTGGAGGTTTTTTCGCAAATTTTCGTATATCATATTTCCAGAGTGATTCAGTGCAAACTCCTTCTTTATTAAGTGATTTGAATGCATCTCGAATGATTGCTCCACTATCTTCGGCTTCCCAACCACGCATTGCACGTGCATTATAATATAGAAATAATCGACTCGGATTCATTCTACTTTTTAACGATTTTTGTTTCGCTTCGTATAGATAACATAGACATCCAGAGTTGCTGACACAGCTACCAATTGCAGACTGATCATATACTGGTAATGTAATTGGAAGTTTAAATTCAGTTGGCAATGGTGCCGCACCCATTAGTGTATGTCGTACTGAAATGTAATCTCGATTATCTACTTCTTGTTTGATCCAACCATTAATATTCATTATCATATCCTATTTTTTTATTTTGATTATTGAACAAATAGCCCTCCACCTATACCATTTGGCTTATTAAATAAATTATTTGGGTTTGATTCCCATATTGTAACCACTGGCCCACCATCAACTGTATCACTGGAATCCACATTCCAATCTGGAGATGATAATTTCGACCCAACAAATCGAGATCTATTTCTAGCTGAACATTCATCTATTTGATATCCAGTTGGATCTAAACTACGTGAGTAATACCATTTGTATGACATCGACACCGCTGTATACCAATGTCTAAGATATTTCGGTTGTATTGCCGCGGATGAACTATAATAGTATATTACTTTTTTATATTTGCATGAATGTATTCGTTGGTTGTCGTAAAATGATTGTGTCTCACATTGAGATCCTGAATAACGTTTAGGTAAGGTATCAATTGTTCCGCATATACCAGTTCTTTGATGTCCAATTTCTGTATGATGAATACTGGATGCAGTGAATATCCATGGATAAGGAATCGACCCAGTTAAAAAATCGTACCTCACATTGAAATCGAATTCAGATTCTATTGATCCTGTCAGATAGTCATATTTCACATGAAAATCAAGTGATGCTGTTACAATCCCTTCAGTGTAAATATATTCACCAGATGTTGGAGTTGTGTATGATAAATCTGCCTCCCATTGAGGATTTTCAACAGTTGGACGTTTGAATATATGAACCTTAGATCTTTCCAAAATATTTGGTTCGACTAAGATTCCAGCGATCAGGTCAGCACGCCCCGGTGCTAGTTGTCGAATCTGCTCGAAGAATGTGTAATCATAAACCGATAATATTCTAATGAATGCATTTATATCATTTGATTGCTCGTATTTTTGCCAATATTGATTGGAAAATCGTTTCAATTCTGAATATTCAGATTCATATTCCAATGCGGGATCTGCTATCCAATCATCTAATTCTGTAAATCCTAGTTGATTGTAGATATCTTTATTTACTTGATCTGCCAACGAAAATACTACAGCCAATCTACCAGTATCAAATGATGACATATCATACTGCGATCGTTCACTATATGAATTCGGAGATAGATCTCGTAATAATCTACTACTTTCTAATCGTATCTTATTATTTCGAACATTATTCGGCCCAATAGTCGGTGTATAGACATAATATGTTTCATTTATAGATTCATACTGCGTTTCCTGAGTACCTGTAAATTTGTTGAATATAGCCGTGGTATGAAAGTTGATATCTCGATTTGGATGTGAAGATGATATTGATGCACTATATACATGATCATGTCTAATAACATCCGCACCTAATGGAAAATATCTATATAAATCATAAAATGATGCAGTGGCTTCATCCAAATGATATGCCGATGGATTTAAAATATGTTCCTTAAATGTATCAGGTGACATATTTTTATAATACTCTTTATACGCTTGTAATGACCCGGATAAAAATGATGATGTACCATTTGCAGCAGCAACTCCAAGTGAAGCTGTTGTTCCACCTAATCTAATTCGTAATGGTGTATTCACTCTCGACGGAGTTACACCCCATCCACCAAAATTAGCACTCGGCATTCCACTGTATGCAATTACATTAGTGGATCCAGATATAACGAAGGTACCAAATGTACAATCATCGGCTCTACCAACTACTAAATTAAATGATCCAGTTGAAGTGGTTGAAACTATTGGAGTATCAGTATATAATCTAACTGTCCACACATCACCATCAAATAGTGGTAAATAATCGGTTGATCCTGAATAATAGGCATACGATGAAGTCGTTCCACCTTCTACTATAAATTCAAGTTTACCATATGTATACGATCCACTATATGATGAAGTACCATATTCTTGTCTAGCAGATTTTAATCTAATTTCAGCAGTAGTTCGAACTCCAGAGTCAATATTTTCGATCGCCCATAGAGACATGTTAGATGACCCCGAGTATTCAGATTTAAATCTAAATATAATTTCATCTGGAACTTTTTTAGTTACTCCAGTTTCATCCCATGATCCAGTACCAGCTCCGATATTATAACGATCCATTTGGACTGATTGTGCACCATCGAAATTTAATAGATATGCATATCGATCTTCAATCATTTGTGGCTTGCTATCTTCTTCAGATGGTCCGCCATATTCTTTAATTGAAATTAATGTTTGTGGTATACCATATATCGACATCAATGCCTTGACCGATCTCGAAGTACCCTTTGTCTTCAGTAAATAAGGTAAATTATTTACAATTCTTTTCCAAATTTGTTTGGTTTGGTTTTCATGTGAAAGGGAAAACATTGATCCAGTGTGCTCGTGTGAACCATTGGAATCTGTACCTAATTTATAAAACCATAAGTCTGATAGCTGTCTGGTGTTTTGTAAGTTCCATCCATATGATTTAGCTATATGATATAATAACTCATTGGATGCACCACGTTCAAAATGTTCGTCGCGTTCGTGAATTTGAGTTAATGCCTGTACGTATGCATGCAGATTATCAAAATGTTGGGCAACCATTTCAACAAATAATACATAATCACTATTTGCTGGATCCATTAATATATGTTCTGGAATTGACCACCATAATCTATTATGGTTATGCTGATCATACATTGATCCTGTTGCGTATACACCATTGTACCAAGTAGTTGCTATACTCGATGTTGTCGGGTGTAAAATAAATTTGCCGCCCTGTAAATATTTAGGGTATGGAGTTATAGATCCAGATATATCATGGGTAAATATTGATGATGTTGGGCTATAATATAACCATCGTTCAAAGTGATCGAAGGTCGTTGTTATCTGATCTACTCGACGTTGTATCAATGATATCGATGAACTGATAAATGTCGTTATTGAAGCTGTAGATTCTTGTAAAGTATATATACTCGAATTATATGTCTCAATTTTATTGAGTTTATATTTAAAATTTTCAAGTCTTTCAGTTGCCGATGAATAAAATATGAAATTATTGTAATCAGTATAATCAATATTCAAGGTAGCTGTACCAGATCCTGATATTGTCAAATCTATAATTCTTTGAGTGGTTGGTGCCGATGAATCTAATAAGTCATCCCACGTTTTAAATGCAGTTGCATTACTATTGTACTGGGTTGTGTCGATATCGAAATTGGGACCCGGGATCGTGTTAAACGTATTTCCAGAAATCGGAGTAGTCAATATCACAGTATCAACATAGGAATCCATCACCTCAAGGCCAAACCACGCAGTTGTCAGTTCTTCTAATTCGTCAACCGCTGGGTGTTGTAATTTAATATAAAATGTATCAGCTAAATTTCGATCATATCTGATTAATGCGACATTGCAAATTCTATTGAAACCGAAATCTACAATTAGATTTCCG